AATTATATAGTATCTACAATTAGAAGAAAATAGTACACTATACTTTTTATTCAGTTTCGGATTCAACAAAGTTTATTATAGGTATATTTAATGTTTCACTATTACTCGTAACATCTACTCTTTGTTGTGGCTTACCATAAAAGTATTCAAAGAATAATTTAACTGCCCATTGTTCCTTGTTCTTTAAACCTATCTCTAATGACTTTAAAGCATCAGGATTCATTGGTGTTAGATTCTCTATTAGCTTTTGTTCTTCTGCTTTAGATGGTCTACCACCCTTATTTCCTTTTGTTCCTTTATTGTTTATTCTGCCATCCATATAATTAGTTTAATTTAGTTAACTGATTCATTTATATAATAGAAATTAGTTGTATTCGTTTGGTAGCATTAATCTTATTCCTAACTCTGTCATAGCCCATATTCTTATCTGTTCTGCATAGACTTCAAATGCTTTAGTGTTTAGTGTTGCCGTACTTCCTATCTTGTTTATACCTACTTTCTTATCGTTTATCTCTAACATCTCCCATTCATTAAGAAACTTAGCCCTAAGTACATCGTGCATTTCTTGTGGGAAATATCCAAGTGAATTTCCTAATTCTTGTACAATACATTTCCAGTAATAATTGTTTTGCATATTGCTTCTATTGTTTCTTTGTTTCTTTACATCAACTATATAATCGTTTCCTAACTCCTTTAAATAGTTTATCAGACTTTGCTTGTCTTTATCATCTTTTATTACAAACTTCATTAACTGGTAAATTTAGACTTAGTATCTTTCCACATTCTATCTTTGCTTTTACTTAATGATGGTTCAGTTCTTTTAATACTAGGAAACCCTCCAAACTTATAAATCTCTTGCATATACTCTCCACATTCAGGACATTCAGTACCTACATTAACTACTTTGCCATCTATCACTTTCATTACTACTCTACTTAATTCTTTTTGTATCTCACATTTATTACATTGATATTTTAACATATAGCTTTTTTATTAAGTTCTATTCTTTGCTTACCATGTTCTTTTGTTCTTGTATCTTTTCTTCCTCTTGTACACCAAGATGTTTCAGGATATGAAAAACCAAACTGCATTATAAAAAGATTTGTTGTTTTAGAACAATATAATTTATTTCTTTTCGGCATTGTCTTTATTTAATTTTAATTCTTCTAACTCAAATTGTAAATGATGTATTGCTTTTTCTATACATTCTTCAGGTCTGTTATGTTTAAAGTTTGCTCTTAATAGATATGTAACTGCATTTCCTATATTCCAACTAAGTTCCCAATCAGATATAACTTTTCTAGCTTCGTATTTATAATTCTTTCCTATGTAATAATTAGGTATTTTTTTATCTGCCATATTTCTCTACTATTTGTCTTATTCCATGATAACAATTATTTAAACAAGTTCCACAATTACTTGTAGGTTTATAATTTGTACCATGTATTGTATTATACAATTCAATCATTTTCTTTTTTACTGTTACGTTCTTTGCTACTCCTGTCTTTACATCATCCCAAATTAACAAACATTCTTCTATTAATTCTTCAGGTATGTGATCAGGTCTTACTACTTCTGTTGTCTTACTCCAATACTTCTGAGGACATTCCATTACTCCTATCCTAGCTTTTACTTTCATAAAACATAAACATACTTTACAATTTCCAGTAGGCTTAAAGTAATATACACATTCCCTGCATAATGCTATACGTTCTTGATACACCTCATCTTTGACAAAGAAATTACTCATCTAATAATTCTTCTTTTAATATATTTCTTACTTTATCTATTGTAGTAAATAAACTATTTCTACTTATACCAGTTTTCTTTGCTAAAGAATCTAATGTATTTGATTCTCCATAATATAACTCAAAAATTTTTTTATCATACCAACACAACTTATTTAATTCTTTTTCTATAAGTTCTATCTTATCATTTTGGTAAGTATCTACTTTTACATTTGGTAAATTATAAATACTTTTATGAAAGTTATTTTTTGCAAATGAATAATTAGCAGTAGGTGTAACTAAGTTCCTGTAGTATTTTTTATACTTATAATAAAAAGGACTTCTTACAGATGTGTAACTTCTTTTTAAAACTACTGCACCATATTTTATAATTCCTTCTTTTCCATCTTTTTCCCAAATATTTTTTAATTGCTCTGGATTCATAGAAAGAAAATAAAGCATTAACTCTTGTACTGCATTTTTTATTTCTGTTTCATTTTGTACAAGACCATAAGACATTTCTATAAACTTATCAGTTAGCTTTGATATTTCTATATAAATTTTATTCATTTACAAATTCTAATTCTGATAAATCTATTACTAAATCCTCTAAATATTTATCTAATAAAACTTTGTATACTCTTATTGATTTTGCATTTCGTTTTGTTTCTAGTCCTGCAAAATAACCATTAGTCATAACTGATAAATTAATTGGTAGAATCATTAGCCAATCATTCCAGTTACCTATACCTACACTTTTACCATAACCATTGTGATATTCAATAATTATATTAAATACCTCTTTAAAATTTTCAAACTTAGATTTTGTAGAACATTCCTTAACAGATGATAACATTAAATTCATATACTCCGAAACTAAAATTTGATGCTTTGTACTAGAAAAAATTGGTTTTTCCATTATCAAATATAAATAAATTAATTATTCTATATTTTTTTCTTGTTTTATTTTATTAACAACTGATTTATAATAAGTTATCTTTTCTTCGTAATCACTTCTGCTAATTTTACAAATTGTATATCCTAATATAACTAATTCTTCAGAAACACCTTTGCCTAAATTTCTATCTAAAAATTGTCCAAATTTCCATTGTTCTCCATATTTAAAAATATTGCAACTTACACATTGTGGAAAGCAGTTCATCTCATGAAAACGAGTAGCTAAATGTTTTCTACTTACAAAATGACCACATTGTAACTTTTTCCAATTATCTATAGTACCACAAGTGCAGCATTGATTGTTACCATTATCATCTGCACCTCTTAATCTAATGTATAAACTAAACCATTTATCTAATTCTTTTTTTAACTTACTAATAGTTTTTAACCCCATATTAATTTTTGTTCAAATACAGGTGTAGGTTTAAAGTATAAGTACTTAGCTATAGTTGTTTGTTTACCAAATCTTGATTCTACTTTTAAATCAGATGTATGTATATTATAACCATCTTTTTTTAATTTATATATAATATCAGCAAGTCTAGTAGCACCATATTCTTTTATAGCTTCCCAACTTGTAATATGTCCATAGTTTTTTAAATGCCATTTAATAGCATCCTTTTGTGTTTTAACTTGATCTTTAGTAATTTTAATTGTTTTCATTTTAATAATTTTAAAGGTTCTTGATAATAAGGAACTTGTTTAGGATTTTGATTTAATGTGTGTACTTGATAATAAGCATCATTAATAGTTTTCTTATGACTTATTATAAACCTAAAAAATGTTCTAATATTTAAATAAGGATCAAAATCAGCATACCTTACTCCTATGTGAAAAGAATCACATATTTGATTGATAGTCATACGTTTGAACCTATTCTCTTTTTGTAAATCCTCTGCAAATATCTTAGCAAGAGATGCCATTGATTTAGGATCTGCCCTATGTCCTAACTCTACTGAAGTCTTAGCAATTAAGTCTAATACCTTAACTTCTAATTCTTTTATGTTTTCTTCTTGTAATGTTTTCATAATTTTATATTTCTAATTAAATTTTCTTCTTCTAATTTTTCAAAAAATAAATCTTCTACTATTTCATCTAATTCTCTACATTCACTATCCCATATAATATCGTGCATCATACCATTTGTGTACCATTTAGAAATAATATTTAAAATTTGTAATTCAGTTAAATTTAAATCTTCTATAATGTTTTCGTTAAAATCTAATTCTTTCATTTTCTATAGTTTTTTAATCTGTACTTTGGTGTAAGTTTTTTTAAATTAATACTCTTTTCAATTTGTCCACTATATTTAAAATAGTTATCAAATTCAATAATACTTCTTTTATATAACTTTTCTAAATAAATCTTTTGTCTTAATTCCTCTACTATATTCATAATAACTCTTTAGCTTTTTGCCATGCATCTATCTGTTGATCTAATT